GTTGCCGGGGAAGGGGTGGGCGCGCTAGGCGGGCACAAATTGCATGCGACACGTGCACACATTAGATGCGACGCGCACGCATTGCATGCGACAAGCCTAGCCTGTGGATAAGTCCTTTCCGTAGGCAGCCGCAGGCCGGTTTCCGCGTGTGCGCCCACGCCTCGGGCGCTGGCCGGGAAGCATGACACACCTGCCCCATGACCCATCACACCTTCGCGGGGCGGGCACCGATGTACCCGCTCGCGTACGACGCGGGGTAGTACAAGGCGAACGCACCGAGGCCAGCGTACGGACCTTGGAGCCAGCTGCCGCCGCGTATCGGATAGCGCTGGCCGTGGTTGCGCATATAAATATGACCATTGACCGAAATGCTGCCTGGAGCGAGCAAAAGCGACTTCATGATGGCTGGGATGGTGATGCCAGTGTCGGCTGGGAGCGAGTTGAACGCCATTAGGTTGTAGTCGTAGCCGTCCGAATTGTCGCCTGCCGGGCCGGTGCGGAAATCCACCACGTCGTCGATCTGGAAGTCGCCCAGGTTGTTAACGACGCCGTTGTCGCTGTAGGCGACCAGGCTGTCGTATTTTGCCGTGCCTGCCGTCCCAGGCGCGACGAGTGCGCCGTCGGAGAGGCGGATGGCTTTCCACGGAGCGCTATCGTCGAAAGCGCTAGCGGTGGCGGCGTTGTTGTTTTCCAGCACCTGGATTTCGCCATCGACCAGACGCATGCCGGGCGTGAAATCCCAGACGTTCCCAACCAGATCGGCAATGCCTGCCGGGCTTCCATCGTGCCGCCATGTGAGCGGGCCGGTGCCGGTGAGCGTGCGACCCGGGCCGGACGCGCTGCCTGGCGTGCCGCCATCGACGCGACGGGCGGTTTCCCAAGTGGCGTCGTGCGCGCGGCCGTAGTTGCTATTGCCACGCGGTTGCGGGCCAGACTTGGCGGTGAGCAGCGCGACGGCGGCCCACTCGACGTTGGTCATGACGTGGAAGCCAGCACCGCACGCGCGGGCGGCAGTGACGAAGTAGGTGTAGGGCTGCGCGACGGTCGGATCGACGCCCGGCAGCGAGAGCAGTTCGCCGTTTTTCACGATGCCCGGATACATGCCGATCCAGAGGCCATCGCGCACGACGCCATCGACGACGAAGGCAGGATGTACGCCGGTGCCGTAATCGTTGCCAAGGTCTTCGAGGTTGAACTTCGGAACCCAGCGGAAATAGCTCGGTTGTCCACTCTGGGTGTAGTGGACGGTGCACAGGCCGCCTGTCGCGGCTTCGATGGCGGCGCGGAGTTCGTCTCGGACGAAGATGGTGGGCATGGTGTTCTCTCCTTATGGATCAGCCAGCGAAGGGCCAGAGTTCGATGGATACGGCGTTGGGGTCGAGCGGATCGGCCACGCGGGTGGTGGTTGGCTCGCCGGTCATCTGGTCGGCACCGCCCGGCTGCTCGGTGTAGCGCCGCGCCGGGATGCGCACGACGGCGACGATGGCACCTTGGCCGCCACCGCGCACGAACGCGCCTGCGTGATGGCGGATGACGATCTCGGCGGCAGTGTCTTGCTGCTCGGCGGCGAAGGCGACGGTGATGTCGCCGATGGTAAGACGGTCGGCGGCGATGGAAACAGGCGCAATCGGCGCGCCGGGTTGGATGAGGGTGGTCATGGGCATGGCGAATCTCCTTCAGTCGGTGAGGCGTTCGATGAGGTAGCGCACCCGTACGTTGTCGGCAGCGCTGGCGAGCGTGAGGGTGCAGCCGTTGGTGGCGCGGTTGGTGACGAGCACGTCGTCGGCGCGGGCAATGCCGGTCGCGGAGACCACATCGAGGCTGATGCGCCAGTCGGTGCCGCGCATTGGGCGGGCAAAGGCCAGCGAGACGGTCGGCGGCGAGTCCAGCATGTCGGGGAAGTTCGCCTCGATCCGGCGCACGTCGGTGAGCGTGACGTTGGTCAGATTGGGGTCGGTGGCGTCGGTGTTGTTGGCGGGGATGGTGAGCCGGTAGATTTCGATGCCGTTGTCCGGCACGGCCTGGCCGATGGCGGTCACGGCCAGCCGGTAGGTCTGTCCGTCGGTGTGCGGGTAGAGGTAAGCGCTGACCACGACCGCCGTGGTGGTTGAGGTGTTGGCGGGGACGCTCGCGGCGTTTGTGCCCTCGATGACCGGGTAGGTCATGCCGCCCGCAAAGCACACACCGGGGGCGATGTTGAGGTTGCGCGCGGCGGTGGTGGATTTCGTGACCGTGCAGCCGCTGACGACGCCACGGTTTTGGCTGACGATCTCGCCGCGCTGTTGCAATGGGCCGAAGCGCAGCGCCTCGATGGCCTCGTGCGCCATGTGCGCGAGCGAGAGCGCCTGCATCACGGCGGTGTGGTCCATGTTGACCATATCGGTCCCGACCGCCTCCACCTGCGATTGCATCGCGGCCAAGCGCGCTTGCAGGCTGCCGTGGCCGGAGGCGGCGGCGTCCACCTGGTCGGCGCGGACCTTTAGCCACTGCGTGCGGTTGGCCAGTTGCTTGGCCTGGATATTGGCGGTTCCGGTCTCGCCGCCGAGGATCGGATCGGTGGTCTCGATCCGGTAGATGCCGGATTCCCATGCGGGGGTTTCGGTGACGTTTGCCATAGGGTGGGCTCCTTAGAAGAGGATGGTCCATGTGCCGGTGAGCGCGAGGTCGTCGGACTTGTGGATCGGCTGACGCACCTTGCGCGCGAACAGCGTGCCGTCGGCGCAGCGCAAGCCAAACTCGGTGATGGCCAGGCCGTTGCCCTCGGCGGTGGAGAGCGACCAGGCAAAGGCCACCTGGCCGGTGGCCGGGTAGCTCACGCTGGTGACGGGTTTCCAATATGCGCCGGTAAGGCCGGTGTTGTTCGGGCTGGCGGCATTGGTACCGGTGCCAAAGCCGATCTGGGTGATGTGGCGGTTCGTGCCGTTGCCGCCCACCAGGCGGGCGAGTTGGTCTTTCGCGCCGTTGACGATAAGGTTTTCCTCGTCGATAGACTCGACCAGCGTGCCGTCGGCGCGGCGGATGTCGAGGTGGAAGTGGCCGCGCAAGGCGGCGGCGTCAGACAAGTGCATGGGCAACTCCTGCGATGGCGATGCAAACGGCGGCAGGCACGGCGATGTCGAGCACGCTGCCCAGGCTCCAGTAGCGCGGGTGCAGACAGCCGATCTCGGCGGGCAGCGGGGTTGCATACCGGTTGCCGCCATGTGCGTTGATGTAGCGGTATTCGGCCTGCGCGTGCTCGCGCCCGACAAAGAGGGCAATGCCGATGGCGGCTCCCGCCCACCAATCTCCAGTGGCGTAGCCCCACCCCGCCTGAGCGGCGGCGGCAACGATGGCGTGTTCGACCGGCGTCAGGTCGATGCGGATACGCCAGCGCGCGACCAGCGCGGCAAAGCCGAGCGCCAGCACCAAACCGGCGAACAGCGCAGCGGAAACGATCAATGCAGCGGTCATCATGCGGCCTCCAGATAGGTGATCTCGTGACCGGACGCGACGCGCCCGGCGATGTAGCGGCGGCTGCCATCGAAGCGTGCCGCGCCGTCGTAACTGTTGTCCGCGCCGTAGCGGTAGCGCCCGTCGAAGCGGACGAAGCGCGTGACGGTGATGGGCATCACGGCATCGTCGGCCACCGGGGCGGCGTCGCCGTAGTCGGTGCCGCCGTCGGCCTGGGTCGCGCCGTCGTAAAGCGGCAGGCGCTGCTGACGGTCGGTGTCCGCCCATGCGAGCGCAAGCGTGGTGTCGGACTCCGGCACACCGGCGCGCCAGTGGGCGTCGTTGGCGGCCCAGCCTTGGTAGGTGCGGCTGCCGTCCGCAATGGTCGCGCCATCGAAGGCCAGCAGCATGCCCTGGTCGTAGCGATGCGCGCCGTCATACATCCGACGCCACGGGCGCAGGCTCTCGCCGCTCCAGGCGGCGGTTGCAGTGGCGGCGTCTGCGCTGGGCGCGGTGTCGCTGGTCTGCACCGTCCAGGCGAGGCTCGTCAGGTGACGCGAGACCGGCTTCCACTCGGCGATCAGCGCCTGCGCCATCGCGGCGGTTTCGGCAGACAGGCCCTGGGTTTCGCCCAGGTCGGCCTCGACGCGGAACTCGGCCCAGGTGTGGCCGCCATAGCGCTCGCTTCCGTCGGCAAAGATCGTGCCGTTGTAGCGGCGATCGAGCGCGCCCTCGATGAGGCGCAGTTGGTCGCCGAAGCCCGCCATTTGGAAGGCGCGGCGCAGCGCCCACGGCGTGCCTTTTTTGCGGTGCAGCGCAATGGCCTCGCGGATCAGGCGGCGGCGCTCGGCATCCGTGCCGACGAACTGCCAGCCTTCCATCGGGCCGATATGGAACTGCCGCGCAAGCTCCGGCAGGAATGCCGCCGGGACGGTCTCAACCAGGTAGGTCAAGAGTCCATCAAGCGGCAACTGCTCGATGCGCTGCGTCGCCTCGGCCAGCGGCGCGAAGCGATCATCGAGTGCGATCACGTCGGGGGCGAGGCGGTCAGGCATCGGCGTAGCCTCCGACGGTGACGGTCACGCTGGTCGCGTGTGCCCAGCCGTGCTCAGGCACGGTCGTGTCCGCATTCGGCGCGGCAAGATCGACCCGGTGCACCCCCTCGACATGCAGCGCGGCGATGATCTGCGTGCGCACGATGTCGGCCCCGAGCCGTAGCCGCATGGCGTCGAGCTGCGCCGTGAGGCTTGCCTCAGCTGTGGAGCGCACGGCAGCAGCGTCAAAGCCCGCGCGTATCGTCAACACGGCGTTGACCGTGAAGGGGTAGTCCGCCGGGTCTTCCACGCTCACTTGATCACAGATGGGCCGCGCATCCTCAGCGGACGCGGCGGCGAGCACCAGCGCCTTGATTGCGGCGGAGGGCAGGCCGGTTTCGGTCAGCGGGTAGAGCACCACCTGACCCGGCTCGGGCGAGCGCACGGCGCAATCGACGATGGAGGCATGCGCGCGCATCGCGTGGTGCCGGTAGGCGAGGCGCGGCCCGGCGACGCTGAAGGACTCGGGCGCTTCGAGGATGCGCGCGCGCAGCCGGTCGTCACTCTCGCCCGGCAGGCGGGCCACACCCACCAGCTCGCCCAGATAGTCCAGCATGGGCGCGCGGGCGAAGCGCACGAGATTCTGCCGCGCGGCGTCGTTGATCGCGGCGCGCAACAGCGTTTCGCGGTAGGCGTTGAGGTCGATCAAGAGCCGCTCGATCTGCGCCGGGTAGAGCGTCTTTCCGGTCGCGGCCTCGTAGGCGGCGATGATCTCGCTGGTTACCGCCTGCGGATCGTCCGGGATGATCTTGAGCAGCTCCGTCATCGCGGTCTCACCTCGGCGCTGATTTCGTCGCCGCCTTCGGCCAGCTTGAAATAGACCGTGACGCGGATGGCCGCCTCGTCATCGAGCGCGACCACCACGCGCGTGACCTTGACGCGCGGCTCCCAGCGGCGGATGGCCTCGACCGTCTCGCGCACGATGTGCGGGCGCGCGCGGTCGATGGGGTGGTCGAGATACATCCACACTCGGCTACCAAAATCTGGCCGCAGCGGGTCGCTGCCCTGCGGGGTGCGCAGGATGATGGCAATCGCCTGGCGAAGATCGTCCACGCCCTCGACGAAGCCGTCGCGGCCAAGCGCGGGCTGCCAGTGGTGGGTGGACGGAAGCAGGCTCATATCCTCAATGGTCGGCGAGTTCGGCTTGGAAAGGCATGCGGAAAGGGTTCACCCAGCGAACACATTGGCGCTGCCGGTGGCGGCACTCGACCCGCAACTGACCGGATCGCCGATGCGCCCGGCAGCGCGGCTGTTGACAAAGACGGTGCCCGAGCCCGCAGCCAGTGCCCCGCCGTGGCACACCGGGCCGCAGCAGTGGCTGGCCCAGCCGTCGCCCACGCGGTGCCAGCCCAGGCCGTTGACGAACACATCGGGGCTGCCTTCGGCATTGGCGCGCGCCGGAAAGCACCCGTGCCCGGTGCAGATGTCGGTGTGGCGGTGTGCGGCTGGCATGGCTGCGTTCTCACGGGTTGAGGTCGATGCGCGGCGCGCGCAGGGTGAGGTGCGTGTCGGAGACGATTTCGATATCGCCCACGCAGTGGACCCGCAGCCGGTGCGCGGCGCGGTCGTATTCGACCGTGGTGCCGTCCGCGAAGGTCGCGCGGGTGATGTCGGACGAGCCGCCGGGCGACGGATCGCGCGCGGAGTAGAGCGCGCCCAGCACCACGCCTTCCTCGCCACGCGGGTCGAGCAGCAGCGCCACATGCTCGCCCACGTCGGGCAGATGCTCGAAGCGGTCGCGGTGCGTGCGCGCAACCAGCACCGGAAGCCAGTAGGTCTCCAGGTCGTCCATGTCGGGCAGGCGCACGCGCACGCGGTGCGTGGCGGCATCCA